GGTAGAGCAGTGGACTTTTAATCCAGAGGCCCTGAGTTCGAATCTCAGTATATCTAGAAGCACTTTTAGCTTAATTGGATAAAGCAACAGCCTTCTAAGCTGGCGAGTAAAGGTTCAAGTCCTTTAAGGTGTATATTTATGTTTGTACTAAGGCTGTTTAAGTAGCTCAGTGGTAGAGCAATGGTTTTGTAAACCATTGGTCGTCCGTTCGAATCGGATCGGGGGCTCTTGACATAATACTCATTATGTCTTATATTCTTCTGGTGTGAAGGAAGTGCGTGGGGTTCCGTGCCTGTGAAGGGAAACCTGAGGCTGGGTAAATCCCCATCATTTGCGGGTGTAGCTCACGTTGGTAGAGCATCGGTCTTCCAAACCGAAGGTAGAGGGATCGTCACCCTTCGCCCGCTTATTACAAAATATCAAATAACTTGCATCTTTTTCTAATAGCATTATCACTTACTCCAAACATTTTTCCAATATTATAAAAAGTTCGGTTTTCAACCTACTTGACATAATTCCAAAGGTCATGCTACAATAAATAAGTTAAGTGACAAAACCTCAAATACTTGTTGAGTCACTGAATTAAACGGAGTTAGTCGAAACTCCTTACATCCGCAGGAAACTCTGCGAGAAAATATAGAGGTACTATTATGTTTAAATCTGCAATCGCAGCTGTTGCTGCAACTCCTTTCCTTGCTTCGGCTGCATTTGCTGGCCCTTATGTTGAAAGCAAGACTACTGGTGCCGTTGTTGACGGTGATTATACTGGTGCTCAAACCGAATTGCGTGTTGGTTATGAGCAAAAGACTGGTGGTGTAACTGTTTTTGGTGAAATCGGACCTGGTTATGAGTGGAATAATGGTGGCACTAATGAAGGAGTTGCCGTGGGTGAAGTTGGTGTGAACTTCCCAATTGCTAACAACCTTACTGGTAAAGTAAAAGTTGCTGGTGAGTATGGTTTTGATTCTGAAGTGTTTGGTCTTGGTGGTGAACTGAAAGTTCGTTACTCTTTCTGATAATTTTTACATAATGTAAATTGGGGGTTGACAAACCCCCCTTTTTAATATAGTATAAGTAACGAGTTAGGAGTTTTATGTCTCTTATTTCCCAACGTGATAGAGAAGTTGCTCTTGAGGCACTTGATTTTTATCTCTTCAATAAAAAATTTGATTTTACTGAAGAAAAAAGAATGGAATTAAATGCTCTCGTCAACTGGATCAAACTAGAATATCAGAAGAATGAAAATTAATCTTTGGTATTGTTCTGATATGAATCAATGGCGTTGGACTCTTACAGATGACCATCGACCCATCGTTAAGCAAGAGTCAGGTCAAAGAGAAAATCTACGAGATGCTATGAATGATGTGGCAAATACCGTAGAAAATATGATGACCAAGATTTAATTTCTTGGGCGATTAACTCAGAGGTAGAGTGCGCTCCTTACAAGTGTGAAGTCACTGGTTCGAATCCAGTATCGCCCATTATAAATAATTTCAAAAAGAAGTGTAATGGAATCTCTATATAAACTTCTGAGTGATACGCAAGCATCACTCTTTTTGCTCTTTCAGAAAACCTGGGTTTATCATTGGCATGTTGTTGGACCTGACTTTAAACAGATTCATGATTTGTTTGGTGAACAGTATCTTGCTATTCAAGAAGAGGTTGATCGTATTTCAGAGCATATGAGGTTTTTGTCAATTAAACCTGTTAGTTCTCTCTCAAGAGTTTTAGAAGTTTCTGGGGTTTCAGAGGCTAAGTCTAATATTTCCGAAATGGAAATGATTCGTGATCTTTTAGAAGATCATAAAAAAATTGTCACTATGCTTGATGCTGCTGCTACTGAAGCTGAAAATCAAAAATCAAGAGGAACCGTAAATCTTCTTGATGACTTGAATGAATCTCATGGTAAATTTATTTGGATGTTAAGATCATTTACTGAGTAATTTAATAAGATGGAAAATTTAAGAATCAGATGCCGTTCTTGTGGAAAAGAAATGGAAGGGCATCCTACTAGAACAATTACTTGCGGATGTCCGAACATGGCAACGATTCGTGGCGATAAGATTTCGGCAGTTGACTTATCATCAGTTGTTATGCTAAACTCTTATCATAGTAAAGCAAAGTCTAGTGTTCTCACTACTGAAGATATTGCCTGGCAAGAGGCAAGAAGACAACGTAAAGTAAAACGTTTAGATTTTGAAGTCCGTTGAGGACTTTTTGGAAGGTCAATCCGATTGGCGACGGAACCTGTCTTGAAAACAGTTGAGGTGTTAAAGCCCTTGGGAGTTCGACTCTCCCACCTTCCGTTTAAAAATATTACAAATTTAAGATTCTCTTAATCTATATTTTTGTATCAACACAAACTTGACATACTAGAATTACTCACTAGTATAACTAGTAGTATTCAACTTAACCCCTATGGATCAACACACCTATGATAATTGGGTGAAGATCAAGGAGACCTTCGAAAAGTCTGGTAACACAGATAATATGTTTTACAAAAGATCTGTAGAAATTGTAAAGACTCGCAGGGATCCTCTTGCGAAATTTCTTGGAGACGAGAAATGATGGAACCTTTTGATGATGATTATGTATCTCGCGCAGAAGTTCAGGAGATGATCGATGCAGCAATACGACAACACAACCGTAATGCTTCTATCATTAGTATGTGCGTCGGTTGGGTGGTTCTTGCTTTATTTGCTGAGGGACTTCTAAGGTTGATTGAAGTTATTCCGCCAGTGTTACCATGGCTCAACATTACCCTGAAATAATCGGTATCATTTTCCTGTTAGTAATTGCCGCCACGATGTTCTATCAAGGCACCTGTATTATGAGAGGTCAACGGGGATATTCTCTTCGGGACTATATGAAACAGGAAAGTTCAAATATGCGTCAAAGAATAGAAGAACTACTCAAGGACAAATGATAGTTATTACGGAAGAAGATTTAAAAGAATTACAAGAAAGAATATTTCATCAAAAAATGGACGAATTGTTTGAAGAACCATCTACTTACGAGGACGATGAATACTAATTTACTTTTTAGCACACTTACTCTTTTTGGTGCGATTGGACTTTTTGTTATCTGGGGACTCAACAACGCATATCCACAATGAAAAAGTTTAACGATACAATACTAACAGTCACGATTGCAATCATTGACTTTCTGTATCGTGACTTGCCCATTCAAAGGTTCTGGGTTCTAGAAACAATCGCCAGAGCACCCTATTTTGCTTTTGTAAGCGTGCTTCACCTCAAGGAATCGCTGGGACTCAGAGACTTATCACACTACTATTTGATGAAAGAACACTTCGCACAGACTTTAAATGAAACGGAACACCTTGTTGAAATGGAGCATCGTGGCGGAGCAGATCGCTGGGTTGATCGCTTTTTCGCTTATCATTTGGTTCTCATCTATTATTGGATTCTGGTGGGTTATTATTTTATTGCTCCCGTTTCTGCTTATCACCTGAACGCAGGTATTGAGTATCATGCCACAGAAACCTATCTCTCATACCTCTGGGAGCATCAGGAAGACACAAGGATCGCAGAGATCGCAGTGGATGAGATGAATCATTATATTGAACTTACAAGAGCAATGGAGATGGTTTGATGTTATTAGCAAAGGCACTTTTATTTGTTTCAGTCCCGTTCGTTTTAGCAACACTCTATTTCGGAACAAGAGGAGGGTATTATGACTCCAAAGATTATAAAGGAAACGGAACCGCACATTAAACAAAGATATCATTTTGCTGCCTCCGCATTTGTAAGAATGTGGGGACATAGTTCATTACACGATCATAAAATTGTAGACTTTTGTATTGAATGGGCACATAGGGAAGAAAATGCCCCATTGGACGATAGAATTCTTGACCAATATTTCTATTACGAATTTAAAACTTGGAGAGGATACTGATGGGACACTTTTCAAGATGGGTATTAGAGAACCCTTTCACACTTGGTATATTGGGTTATATTTTAATCGTTGTGCCTATTATGGGTATCTGGGCAATTCATAAATACGGATGGCAGCACTGGGCTCCGTTTGACAAAAAACATAAATAACGGTAGATAAACTTATTCTACCAAAATGAGAACTCATAAATGTGGGCATTGTGGAGAAACTGACCCATCTAAATTTTATGGGCACAAAAAATCAGTATGTGGTGCCTGCCATAACAAATATACATTAGAGTTGGGACAGAAAAAAAGAAGTTTTATTATTGAGCAAATGGGAGGCAAGTGTGTTTCTTGTGGATATGATAAATATTCATCAGCACTTCAAGTTCATCATTTAGACCCCTCTCAAAAAGATGCTAAATTTCATGGTATTCGTGGATGGAGTCATGAGCGTATTCTTGACGAAATAAAGGGATGTGTGCTATTATGTGCTTGTTGCCACGCAGCAGTTCACTCTTGTGAATTAGAACTACGGAGTATCGCCTAACTTGGTCATGGCACCGCTTTTGGGAAGCGGAATAATTTCAGTTCAAATCTGAATACTCCGACTAGCCAGTTACTTCACTGGCACACTTGACACAAAAGATCCAAACCCTTATAATACTAAGGCAACAATTCAAAACAATGTCTCTGATTCAAAAATTCAAAAAAGATGTTAGCACTCTTCGTCTTGCTGCTAACGGGGAAATCTATCTTGATGTAAAGAGTCCGAAACTTTATAAAAAGGTGCGCCGCTTCTACGAAAATGAAGGAGTGGTATTTTCTGGTGACCCCCTTGACGACTACGAAATGCTTATGGAGTATGTCGCTCAAGATCTTGAGGCAGTTGAAGCGTGAGTAAAGTTCTTCTGGAGCGTGAAGGATACCGTTTCGTTGAAGCAGGTATCCTTGAGATAAATGGTAAACCTGATTATCGTCTACAAAAGCAAAACTATTACACTAAACGCTGGAATGACATTTATCTTTTTGATAATAGTCTACAATGCTCTACTGCAATGGAAGATTTTGAGTATGCGAAATGGCTTGATCCAGATCGAGTCCCTTGTTATGTAAGAGACGATGATGAAGACACGGATGGTCTATAACAGCACTGGTCGGGAGCAAACCCCTTATGTCTAAAGCAAGTGCCCTGAGGTATCTTGGGAACTTCCTCCTAATGCTTGGTTATCAAGTTATGTTATGGGGAAACTTTAAGTTTGGTCTAGCAATAAAGTTTGTCGGGGGACTACTCGGCATTCCTTTTGCGATCAAACTTAAACTCTGGGATGTGCTATTTCTGATAGCATTCTTTGGTATTACCGAACTATCAAAGATAGTCCAACTTACACTTAGTCCTGGAACGACTTAAAACTTATACTGGTGGAGTCAAATGACCCCTTCTGGTTTCTTGCTTTTCCATAAAAAAGCAAGTGGTGCGGATGGGGCAACCCCGCATGGTTTCTTGTTTCCAGTTAAAGAACAAGTGGCGAGCCTGAGTTACCGAAGGTGGGTTGCATAAACCCACCTTTTTTAGTATAATAGATAATGCAGAGTTTTTATTTTTAATGAGTCAATATATTAAGAAAGCACTTGTTTGTGGTGCCGGTAGCTTTATTGGCAGTCACATGGTTAGAAGACTAAAAAAAGAAGGGTACTGGGTTAGAGGTGCAGATATTAAATACCCAGAATATTCGCTTACAGAGGCAGATGAATTTATTTGTGGCGATTTAACCGAACAACTTCTCATCGAAAAAGTTGTTGAGATTGAAGGTGATGGATTTGATGAAATCTATCAGTTTGCTGCGGATATGGGTGGTGCTGGATATATTTTCACAGGAGATCACGATGCAGATGTTATGAACAACTCTGCAACTATTAACTTAAATATTCTTCGTTCAGTTCTGAACTTAAATTTAAAAACAAATCAAAACAAAACAAAGATTTTCTATTCTTCTTCTGCGTGTATTTACCCAGAACATATTCAAATGGATACAAACAATCCTGGTCTCAGAGAAAGTGATGCATATCCAGCAGCACCAGACTCTGAGTATGGATGGGAAAAACTGTTCTCAGAGCGTCTGTATGCCTCATACCACCGCAACTACGGCATTCCTGTAAGAGTTGCTCGTTATCACAACATCTTCGGACCAGAAGGAACTTGGAGGGGTGGTAAAGAAAAATCACCTGCTGCTATGTGTAGAAAGGTTGCTGAACTTTCAGAAGAAGGTGGTGAAATTGAAGTCTGGGGAGATGGCAAACAAACACGTTCATTCCTCTACATTGATGAATGTATTGAGGCAACTCGTCGTCTGATGGATTCTGATTTCTTAGGTCCCGTGAATATTGGGTCTGAGGAGATGGTTAGTATTAATGGTCTTGTAGATATTGTCTCAAAGGTTGCCAACAAAAAAGTTGAAAAAAATCATATACCTGGACCTCTTGGAGTTCGTGGTCGTAATTCAAATAATGATTTGATCCGTGAAAAACTTGGTTGGGATTATTCTATGACTCTTGAAGAAGGAATCTCAAAAACCTATGAGTGGATTGAATCGCAACTCAAAAAATGATTATCAATACAATTTCTTGTTGGTCTGGAAGACTAGGGAATAATATTCAACAAATTTGTAATGGGATCTTATATTCCGAACTTCATAATTGTGGATTTATAAGTCCAGACCATGAGTTAATAAAACCAGTTTATTTTAATTGTGGAAGTGGATCATCACCAAATTCATCAAATGTTTTTTATTATTATGAAGGGCAATACAAAAGTTTTGACATTGACTTAAACTATTTGTTCTCTAACATTCGTAGAGTTTGTTTAGAGTATGTTAGACCGAACTTTAAGTTTGATATTGGAGAACCTTTGGGTGAGAATACAATTGTAATTCATATTCGGAGTGGAGATATTTTTTCTCAGGAACATACATCTCCACACGACTATTGCCCCAACCCACTTTATTATTATTTGCAGTTAGTTGAAGCATATGATAAAATTATAGTTGTAACTGAACCAGATAATTACAATCCAATCATTGATGAATTGCGTAAAATTGAAAATGTTACAATTCAATCTTCATCGGTTGAAAATGATTTTGCAACATTAATGAGAGCAAAAAATATCGCTTCATCTGGAACAGGAACATTTGCTGTTGCCGCAGCACTATGTTCAGAAAATATTGAAAATTTTTATTGCAGTAACTTATACATGAGAGGTCATCTCAACCCAGAAATGTTAATTGATCATATGCAAGTTCATCAAATGGAACTTAAAAATTTTCTTCAATTAAATACTTGGGTGAATAATCAAGAACAACGACAGTTTCTTTTAGAATATATTGGAGAATAAAATGATAGGATATAATCGTCTGGGATCAAATGGTCGTCTTGGAAATCAAATGTTTCAATATGCTGCTCTGCGTGGAATTGCAGCAAACCGTGGATTTGATTGGATGATGCCTCCTCCTGGAGATCCTTATGAAGCAAACTATGGTTTATTTGATTGCTTCAAGATGGGCAGTGTTAAAGAAGAAAATCTTGGTTTTCTTCCTCATAACTTCAATACTGTTACATCGGATGGGTTTCATTTTGATTCAGACTTTTTTAATGAGTGCCCAGATAATCATAATTTAAATGATTACTTTCAGAGTGAAAAATATTTTGAAAATGTTCAAGAAACAATCAGAAGTGATTTTGAATTTGTAGATGATTATCTTGAACCTTGTAAAGAGTTCATGTCCCAATTTGATGGTGAGGTTATCTCCCTTCATGTAAGAAGAACAGATTATACTAATCTTCAAAACTATCATCCAGTTTGCACAGAGAAATATTATCAAACTGCTCTGGAAGAATATGATTCCGATTTTCCAGTTTTAGTATTTTCAGATGATATTGAATG